AGCTATTCCCCCGCTTGTGGATTGATGAAGGGCAGGAGAAGTTCCTCGACGCCCTGACAAACTTCCGCCGCGAATGGGACGATGACAAGAAAGCATTCAGGGACAAGCCGGTCCACGACTGGACGAACCATTACGCCGACGCCCTGAGATATCTTGCTTGGGTATGGCAGGAGCCGGTGACGAAGGCCGAACCAGAGAAAGGCCGCGTCCTGACTGTTGGCCCCGGATCGACCGCCACAATGAACGACCTGTTGAAAGCAGTAAAGCGGAGCAGCAAGCGATATGATTGACGGCATTGCACATTCCACTGAATTAGCCTAGAATAACGTATTGCAACGCTGTGAAGCGTCGTTTCCCATTGTCGGAGCATTGTTTTGTCAGAAGCAGCCGAGGCCCAGACTGGCGGGCTTGAAACTCCCGAAGACGCAGGGCCGGGGCCGCAGGGCGTTGTGTCTCGTTGGCAGATGGAGATTGACCTCGCATCGAAAGACGAGAAGTTCTGGCGGGACCGCGCCCGCGACGTGAATGCGCGATATCGTGACGAGAAAGACAGCAAGGGCAACACATCGACCGTTGGCCGCTATCAGTCGCAGAACCGCTTCAACATCCTCTATTCCAACATTCAGACGATTTGCCCGGCGCTGTACAATCAGGCTCCCAAGCCAGACGTGCGCCGCCGCTATCGTGACGCCGACGAGACAGGCAAGAACATCGCTGACGTGATGGAGCGCGCGCTGTCGTTCACGATGGATGAGGAAAACTTTGACGACTACATGAAGCTTGCCGTCAAGGATTCGCAGCTTTCAGGCCGTGGCGTGACGCGCGTTGCGTACAAGGCGGCATTCGGCAAGGCGGAAGAAATTGACGCAGCCGAGGGTGGCGAAGAAGTTGACGTGCTGGAGCGCGAGGAAGTTTGCTTTGAACATGTGAATTGGTCTGACTTCCGACGCGGGCCGGGCCGGATCTGGGATGAAGTGCAATGGATCGCATTCCGCCACACGTTCGACCAGGACGAACTTGAGGAAAACTTCCCCGACACGTGGAAAGACATTCCGCTTGATTACTCCCCGTCGGGCGTTGATGGCGACGACAAGGGCGACCCGGTTAGCGACACGTTCAAGCGGGCTATTGTCTGGGAAATCTGGGATAAGAAGAAGCGCGAGGTTGTGTTCATGTGTCCCGGCCTTGCCGAGCGGCCATGCAAGACGGTCGAAGACCCGCTGACACTCAAGGACTTCTGGCCGATCCCGCGCCCGCTGTATGCTGCCGAGTACACGGACAGCCTGATCCCTGTTGAGCCGTTCCGGTACTACGAAGACCAAGCCGACGAATTGGACGTGCTGACACGCCGCATTTCGGGCGTGATCGACGCCTGCAAGGTTCGCGGCATCTATGACAGCACGATTTCCGAGATGGCGAACATCATGGATTCGTCAGAGACGCAGCTTGTGCCGGCCACGGACGTTCTGCCGTTGATGCAGGCTGGCGGGCTTGAGAAGGCCGTCTGGATTTGGCCGATTGAGAAGATTGCCGGTGTTCTAGTCCACCTGTACACGCAGCGCGAAGCCGTCAAAACGATCATCTACGAAATCACGGGCATTGCCGACATTATGCGCGGTTCGTCTGCAGCATCCGAGACATTGGGCGCACAGCAGTTGAAGGCGCAGTTTGGGACGATGCGCCTGGACGACATGCGGCGCGAGGTTCAACGCTACGCACGCGATTTGGTGCGCATGGCCGCTGAAATCATTGCCGAGCAATTCAGCCCGGAAACCATGCAGATCATGACCGAGGTTAAGCTACCGACTGCCGAAGAAAAGATGCAGGCGCAGATGATGGCGCAGCAGCTTCAGGCACAGCAGCAGCCCATCCCCGACCAACTCAAGGAAATGCTGGAAAGCCCCACATGGGACGAGTGCCTGCAAATCCTTCGGGACGACCAGCAGCGCGCCTACCGCATTGATATCGAGACGGATTCGACGATTGCAGGCGACCAAGCGCAGGAGCAAAAGAACATCACTGAGTTGCTCACCGGCATATCGTCGTTCATCCAGAACGCGGGACCGGCTGTTGCGGCTGGCTATCTGCCGCTTGATGCAGCCAAGGCGTTGCTAATGACAAGCGTTCGCAAGTTCAAGATGGGCCGTGAGGTTGAGGATGCGCTTGATATGATTGGCGAGGATCAGGAAGGCGAAGGCGACCAGCCCGATCCGGAAATGATGCAGATGCAGCAGCAGATGCAAGAAGGCCAGCAGATGTTGCAACAGTTGCAGCAGGAGAACGAGCAATTGAAGGCCGACCGCACCGCCGAGCAAGAGCGGACGCAGATGGAAGGCATGAAGGCGCAAGCTGACTATGGCCTGAAAGAGCGTGAACTTGCGCTGAAGGAGTTCGAGGCGCAGAAGCCCGGCGATACAGCGCCCGATCCCCGCGCACAGTGGGAATACGATATGCAGATGGCCCGCGAAAAGATGGCGTTTGAGGCCGAACAGGCCGCGCTTGATCGACAGGCTGATCTTGCCAAAGCGTTGCTTTCAAAGGATGACAATGACGCAGAGCGGGCCAGCGCCGAGGCTGTTGAAATGCTGCGCGCGCTAGTCGCGGCTTCCGCTGCAATGGAAAGCGAATAGCCGCAAGGGGTTTGTGATGGGTGACTACAAAGCGAATTACCAGCAAATCGTGTGGAATCACACCGTCCCGGTTTCCAGGTGCGCAACCCGCGCATCGAACGGCCCGGCCATTGTTGGCGACTACGAAGCGTATGAATGCCCGATCACCGGCAAAATGATTGAAGGCAGGGCTGCCCATGCCGAGAACCTGAAACGCCATGACTGCCGCATCCTGGAGCCCGGCGAGAAGGAAGACAACGCCCGGCGCGGCCGCGAGGCGGTCGAGGCTGAAAACAGAAAACGTGACGCAGTAATAGATGCTATTGCGGAAAACGTCGGAAACGAGTATTTTAGATAATATTGTTTCAAAAGCCCGTCGTGAGACGCGCCATGCCCACGCTAAGAAGCAAGATGGAGATTTTTTATGGCAGAAAATGCCGCACCAGCAGATGCCTCGTTTGAGGATATGAACTCCTTCATGGATTCGGCTTTCGACAAGCTGGAAGCCGGGGAGGATGTTGATGGTGACGTGTCCGACATTAGCGAAGACGAAATCGCTGCTGTTGTTGACGCAGAAACGGACGTTGAGGACGCGGAGCCGGTTGAGGCCACCAGCGACACTGACGATCCGGCAGAAGATTCCGCAGATGAGGTTGAGGAAGCAGGCGAACCGGACGAAAGCCCGACCATCACCGCACCGCAATCAATGTCTGCAAAAGACCGTGAGGCGTTTGCCGCACTTCCACCCGAAAGCCAGAAATGGCTTGCGGATCGTGCGAAGGAGCAGGAATCCGCTTTCACACAAAAGACTATGGACTTGGCAGATAAGTCTAAGTCGCTGGACAAGTTGGACCAGGTACTCGCGCCCCGGCGTCAACAGCTTGCAATGGATGGGATGGACGATAGCACCGCAGTCGGTCAGCTTTTCGCCCTTTCTGACTTTGCAAACTCGGACCCGATTGGCTTTGTGAAGTACCTTTTCAATCAGCGGCAGATTCCTTTGTCAGCCCTATCAGAATCCGGTGGGCAGAATACCCCCGCCGATCCCCAACTAGCTGCCATGCAAGAAAAGATGCAGGGCTTCGAGAGTTTTCTCACACAACAGCAAGCGCAGGCGCAGCGGCAGGCGGAATCAGTCATCAACGGTGAAGTGCAGAAATTCGCGCAGGAGCATGAATTCTACGCAGAACTGGAAGATGAAATGGTGCCGATTGTTGGTGCATTGCGTCAGAACAACCCGAGTCTGTCGAACGCCGACCTTCTCGCAAAAGCCTACAAGATGGCGATTGCGGCGAATGAAAGCGTTTCTGCCAAGGTGGAGGCTGCACGCGCGGCCAAGTCCGAGGCTGACAAGCTGGCGATGGCAAAGGCCCGTGCGGCCAAGGCCAAGAAGGCAGCAGGATCAAACGTGCGTCAAAGCGGTGCGCGTCCTGCTGGCAAGTCGGGTGCTGAAAATGTGGATGACTTCATCGGTGGCCTTGTTGACGAGCGCATGACGGCTTAACCATGAAAGGAGAAGTCCGATGACTTCCCCCAATACCTCGTTCACTGAAATCAGTGCAATCACCTATCGGCACTTCAAGGACAAGTACCTTGCCGATAACGTCACCAACCACACGGCCCTGCACCAGCGCCTGACCGAAAAAGGTCGTGTTGATCTCGTCGGCGGCGGTTGGGAGATCCAGGTTCCGCTCGACTATGCCGAGAACGGCACCTATCAGCGTTATTCCGGGTATGACACGCTCGACGTGTCGCAGTCGGAAGTGTTCACCGCTGCCAACTTCCCTTGGAAGCAGATCGCTATCAACGTGGTCGCCTCCGGTCTGGAAATTCGCCAGAACAGCGGCAAGGAAGGCGTTATTAAGCTCGTCAAGAACAAGCTGAAAAACGCCATGCGTACCGCAGGCAACAACTTCTCGGTCGATATGTATTCGGACGGGACGACTGCCAACCAGATCAACGGCCTTCAGGCTCTTGTGTCTGACGCGGGTACCGGCGTTGTGGGTGGCATCAATTCCACCACCTACACGTTCTGGAAGAACATCGTTCAGTCGGCGGCGGCTCCCCTTCAGGGCGGCGCGGGCATTACGCCAAGTGCGACCACCATCGAAAGCCTCATGCTTCCGTTGTGGCTCAACCTGACGCGCAACAACGACATGCCCGATCTGATTGTCATGGACGATACTTACTTCACGTTCTTCGACAACAGCCAGACCAGCCTGAAGCGTTACACCAACACCACCGATCTCGGTGCCGGTGCAACGGCCCTGAAGTACAAGGGTGCTGATGTGGTTTACGATTCGGTTGCTTCCGGTATGCCCGACGCTCATGCGTACTTCCTGAACACGGACTACATCGGTCTGTGCGCGCATCGTGATGCGAACTGGACGGAAGTGCATGAGAAATGGTCGGTCAACCAGGACTCGCAGGTTTTGCCGATCATCTGGCAGGGTAACATGACCGTTTCCAACCGTTCGCTTCAGGGCGTTCTCAAAGCGTAGTTTGCGCCAACCAAGAAAGGAGCCATCATGGCTTATCGACTGAGTACTCCCCTCGTTGGCGCGCAGCCCATCGCTGACACGTCCACGACCAAGAATCACCCGCTCGGAACCATTGTGAAGGCGGAAGATTCGACCTATGGCGAAGGGGAGTTCATTTATCTCCTCGGCGTCGCAAGCACCACGGTTGGCAATGTAGTCAACTATGATGCTGCGGGTCACCAGACTGCGTTGCAGTCCACAGCCGTTGGCGTTGATCGTCCGGTTGCGGTTGCAATGTCTGCCAACGTCGCCAGCCAGTACGGTTGGTATCAGATCGGCGGGCTTGCGGTTGTCAAGAAGGCTTCGGCGACATCGTTTGCTGCAGCGGCTCCCCTCGGGGCCACCACCGGCCTTGCCGTTGCTGCTGCGACCTCGGCCCGCCTGTCTGGCGCGGTTGTGTCGGCTGCGGCTTCGGGTGCATCTGCGGTGCTTTCTGCCGTGGTTGCAATTGACCGCCCCGCTGGCGCGATTTCCGACTAAGTGAGATGGGGCCAATTCCGTCGAGTTGGCCCCACACCTTCGCAAATGGATACTGTTTTGCTCGACACACACCGCGACGAAGACACCGGCACAGAACACACGCTGTCTGCCGTTTTGCTGTGCAACACGCCTGATGAGGATATCGCCCGCAACATCGTGGTGAACTCTGAGCGGGATTTGCCGTGGCTGAAGATGGCGAACGAACACAAGGGCGAGGCCATCATCGTTGGTGGCGGGCCGTCCCTTTCAAAGCACCTTCTCGATATTCAGGCCATCCAATCAAGGGGTGGCGAGATTTTTGCGCTCAACGGCGCATCGGCCTATTTGGACCGTCATGGCGTATTCGTGGATCACCAATTGATGATTGACGCAAAGCCTGAAAACATTGCGCTGCTGGACCCCTACGCAGCCAATCACATTTTTGCATCGCAGGTTGATCCGCTGATTGTGGATTCCGTATCAAACCCGACCCTGGTTCATCTGAATTGGGCTGGCCTTGAAGACCACATCCCCGCTGACAAGAAAGATGCGGGCGGATATGCGTTGGTTGGTGGCGGCTTCGGCGCTGGCAATTCTGCAATCTGCGTCGCCTATGTGATGGGCTTCCGCAAGATCCACTGTTTCGGGCTGGATAGTTCCAACGCAGCCGATGCGTCTCACGCATACAGCCAGCCGATGAATGACGGGATGCTGTATGTGGATACAGCCTGGCAGGGCAAGACCTACCGCAGCAGCCTGCCGATGAAGGCACATGCGGAGCGGTTCCAGATCATTGCCCGCGAATTGCAGGCGATGGGCTGCGATGTGCAAGTGCATGGTGATGGGCTGCTCCCGGCCATGTGGCGCACGGACGCTGCCAACCTTTCGGAAAGCGAAAAATACCGCCTGATGTGGGAGATTGACGCATACCGGACAGTCTCGCCGGGCGAAGTCATGGTCCCAGTGTTTCTTGAGGTTGTGCGCCCTGATGGGCCAATCATTGACTTTGGGTGCGGCACAGGCCGGGCAAGCGTTGCGCTTATGGAAGCGGGGCATCTGGTGCTTGGCATTGATTTCGCTGACAACTGCCGTGATGACAAGGCCGCTGCAATGGTTCCGTTCATCGAAGCGGACCTGACTGCCGAAATCCCCGCAAGCGCGCCCTACGGCTACTGCACGGACGTTATGGAGCATATCCCCCCGCAGGACGTGGGTGCGGTTATTCACAACATCATGGAATCCGCCGAAAGCGTGTTTTTCCAGATTTCTACGGTTGATGATGTGTGCGGCGCATTGATTGGCGCGCCGCTGCATCTGAGCGTTTACCCGCACGACAAATGGGAATCAATCCTGAACAAATATGGCGAGATTGTCTGGTCAGAAGACCGTGGCAATGCGTCCCTGTTTCACATTGTAAGGAAGGCCCAATAATGGTTGATATGCTGACACCCGAGGCACATGGCTTTTACGTCGAGTTTGAATTGCGGCCCGAGGAAGACCGGAACGCTTCGATGGACTCCGGCCACCCTGTCTTTCGGGATGTTGAGGTCGCAATTATCACCATGCCGGGCGGTAGCCTTGTTGTGGACAAGATTGTTTCCCCGGAACTGCTGAACGAGTGGAAGAACGGCACGGATCGCAAGCCGCCGTCCCCGTTTGCCGTGCGCGCCTATGAGGCGTGGAAGGAAGGCCGGGAGGCCCCGGTGAACGGCATTGACCTGAAGAACTGGCCCGGCGTAACCCCGGCGCAGTTGAAAATGTGTCAGGGCATCAATGTCCGCACGGTTGAGGACTTGGCAACCGCCAACGCGGACACGATCCGCAAGCTGGGCATGGGCGGCGTGGCGCTGAAGGACAAGGCTGTTTCCTATATGTCCTCTGCCGACACGAACAAGAACAGCGAACAGGTTGCGGCTCTTCGAGTGGAACTGGAATCCTTGCGCGAGGCGCTTGAGAAGCGCGACGAACAGATTACGGCACTCCTGGAAGAAGCCGACGACGAAGACAAACCCAAGCGGCGCGGACGCCCGCCCAAGCAGAAGGCAGCCTAGGCTATGAGCCTCTTGACCCTCATCAATGGCGCGCAGGACACGATTGGTCTTGTGCGTTCATCGACCGTCATATCGTCCACGGACGGCAATGTGCGAACGCTGCTGGAGTTGGCGCAGACCGAGGGGCGGGAACTGCTTGAGCGGTTCGCATGGCCGCAGACGCAGGCCGAGGCGACGCACACGACCCTTGCGGCTGAGTTGCAGGGCGAAATGGAGACGATTGCGCCGGGGTTTGGCTACATCATCAATCAGTCATTTTGGGACCGGACGTTGACGCAGCCGGTGACGGGGCCGCTTTCCCCGCAGGAATGGCAGTTTCTTGTTGCCCGCGTGACGACCGGCCCATATGCCAGCTTCCGCATCCGGCAGGGGAATTTGTACGCCTATCCGGCACCAGCTGCTGGCAACGATTGGCGGTTTGAATATCAGACCGTGAATTTCTGCGAATCGAGCGGCGGCACGGCACAGAGTGCTTGGGCTGCTAATACGGACGTTGGCATCCTGGACGAAAACCTCATGCAGCTTGGCGTGGTCTGGCGGTTCAAGCAAAAGAACGGCTTGGACTATTCCGAGGATTTCCGTTCGTATGAGCAGAAGATTGCGAACGAAACAGCGCGGGCCGGTGGGCGGCGCATTCTCAACATGGCGGGCGGCGGTTATTCGACCGGCGTCTATGTGCCAGAAGGGTCATGGTCGGTATGACGACGCACCCGCAGAGGGTTTTCGGCTAATGCTGCGCCAGCCGCTATCCAACAACTCCCGCAAGGCACCGACACACCAATCGGTTAGCGTCCCCGCGCCCGTCAAAGGATGGAACGCGAAGGATTCGCTTGCCGATATGGACCCCGATTGGGCGGTCACGCTAGACAACATTTTTCCGAACCTAACGGATGTTGAGCTTCGCTCCGGCTATGCCTCGCATGGTACAGGCGTCGGGTCAGGTGCTGTGGAGACTTTGGCTGCATGGGCGGGGCCATCATCCTCCAAGCTGCTTGCGTGCGGCGGCGGGGCTATTTATGACGCATCCTCGCCGGGCGCTGCATCTTCGATTGCGACGAGCAAGACAAGCAACCGCTGGCAGACAACCATGTTCGGCACGGCAGGCGGAAACTTCCTCTATATGGTGAACGGTGTTGATGCGCCGATATATTATGACGGTTCGAGTTTCACCACGCCAAGCCTGACAGGCGTGACCGCGACCGAGATTGTCGATGTTATCGCGCACCATCGGCGTTTGTTTTTTGCATTCACTGACAGCTTGGTAATCGGCTATCTGGCGGTGAATTCCATCACAGGCGCGGTGTCCACGTTTGACCTTGGCGGGCTATGCACAAAGGGCGGCAGCATCCAGGCGCTTGCCTCATGGACGCGCGACGGCGGATCTGGCCCAGATGATATTTTCGTCGCAATCACGACCGAGGGCGAAGTTATCCTGTATTCAGGGACGGACCCCGGCAGGGTAGAGGATTGGCTGCTTGTTGGGTCGTCGTTCAGCATTGGCGCGCCCCTTGGCCGTCGCTGCATTGAAACGGTGGGTTCTGATCTGATTGTGACGACGCAGGACGGGGCCATCCAGCTTGCCTCGATGCTTCCGATTGATCGCGTTGGCGCGGCTGCAAAGGCACTGTCTGATAACATTCATAATGAGTTTCTGGCCTCCGCACGGTCCTATGGGTCAAACTTCGGTTGGCAGTCCATCCATTACCCTCAAGGCTCCTACGCCCTGTTCAACGTCCCGCTGTCGGCCACCACGTCGCAACAGTACGTTGCCAACACGCTGACGGGCGCCTGGTGTTGCTTCAAGGGGCAGAACGCGGCCTGTTGGGCGATCTTCAACGGGAATATCTATTTCGGCTCCACAACGGGCGGCGTGGTCTATAAGGCGGACACTGGCACGTCTGACAACGGCGCGAACATTGAATATACGATCAAGCCCGCGTTTAACTATTTTGGAAAGCGCGGCGTCAACAAGCTGTTTACACTCTGCCGCCCGCACTTCACGGCCAACGGGTCACTGAATGTTGCGATTGATTTAAATATTGACTTTGCGACGACCACGCCAACCAGCATCCCGTCATCGTCAATCCTCAACGCGGCGTTGTGGGATGTGTCACTCTGGGACGTGGCGAACTGGTCAAGTGATATTAACGTGGCCGATTGGTTGACAGTTTACGGTATTGGCGACTGCGCCACGCCTGTTATTCGCGGGGCCGAGAACGCGCTCACGATAAAGTTCTCAAGTTACGATGTAATTTGGCAGGTGGGGAACGTGCTGTGAGGCAGCTTGTATTCGGGCGCGATGATGAACTGGCCGCATGGGCTGAGGCGGAATATCCCGAGTGCGCGCCTCTATCCCGGCCCCTGTCAACCATCGGCGTTGCGGACACAAGCGGCAAGATTTTAGCGGTTGCCGTGTATCATAATTTCGTCTATCCTAGCATAGAAATCACTTTCATCGCTTCGACCCGTTCCCGTTGGGCCACGAAACCGATAGTCAAGAGTATCTTGCATTATCCGTTTTTCCAACTCAACGTGAAACGTCTGACAGCCGTGACAGCCAAATCAAACAAGAAAGCGCGCAAACTCAACGAGGCCATCGGCTTCGTGCTTGAGGGCGTTCACCCGTATGCGATGGGCGGCAAGACTGCCTGTTCCTACGGTCTGTATCGTGATGCAGTCATCGCCAAATGGTTCCCGGAGGCCGCATAGTGAGTAAGAGGCAATCACAGCCGCAAGCACCCGATCCGATGGCTACGGCAGCAGCGCAGGGCGTAATCAACAAGGAAACCGCCATCGCACAGACGCGGTTAAACCAGGTTGACGAATACACGCCTTACGGCAATTCGATATTCACGCCGACCGGCGAGGTCGAAGACGGTATCCAGCGATTCCGGCGCGACACGACGCTAAATCCCGAACAGCAAGCGATTGTTGACCAGCAGACGGCAATCTCCGGAAACCTCAACACACTGGCAGGCGATCAGCTTGGCCGCGTTAGTACCAGTCTTGCAGACCCATATGGCTATGACGGCCTTCCGGGTGCGCCAGTGGCCGACGCCGCAGCGCGCCAGCAGGCCATTGACGCGATGTATGGGCAATATGAATCCCGTCTAAACCCGCAGTTTGACCAGCAGCGGACGGCACTTGAAACGCGGCTTGCCAATCAGGGTATCGGCGTGGGTTCGGATGCGTACAATCAGGCGATGGAGAGTTTCGGGCGCACCCGGAATGACGCATATCAGTCGGCGCAGAATCAGGCAGTCGGAGCCGGTGGCGCAGAGCAGTCCCGCTTGTTCGGGTTGCAGGGTAATGCGCGTGAGCGGGCAATACAGGAGTATGAACGCCAGCGCAACGCGCCGTTAAACGAAACGAACGCTTTGATGAGTGGCACGCAGATTCAGAACCCGACATTCTCGCCAACCCCACAAACAAGCATTGCGAACACGGACTACACCGGCCTTGTGAACCAGCAGTACGCCGGGCAAATGAACGCTTTCAATCAAAACCAGTCATCCAGAAATTCAGCGATGGGTGGTCTGTTTGGCCTAGCCGGATCAATCGGCGGTGGTCTTGCTGGCGGGCCGTTCGGCGCTGCTGCGGGGAAGGCTATATTCTCCGACATTCGAGTCAAGCAGAACATCTCGAAGGTCGGCACGCTGGACAACGGGCTCCCGGTCTACTCGTTCCGGTACATCGACGGCGGGCCGCAGCAAATTGGCCTCATGGCGCAGGATGTTGAGAAGGTCAATCCGGGTGCTGTTAGCGAAAACTCGCAAGGCATCAAGATGGTCGATTATTCGGAGGCTGTTCTCTAATGGCAACTCGCAACGTATCATTCTACGGACAGGGCCAGCGCGCACCGCTTGGCGGCGGTCAAATCCAGAGCGCATATCAGGATGATCCGCGCCGCCAGATTGCACAGAACCTTATGCAATCAGGGTCCAGCACGGCCCCCGTGCAGAGCGTGACCGAG